TAATTGCAAGTCCTGAGCTTATAGAGGCATCATGTTTAGTACGATTATTAATATCAAAGCGAGCCCAATCCATTAAAGTCTTACTAAAAAACATACTCCCCATCTCATCTGAATCTCTATAAATACCCTCTAAATCCATACCTACGTGCTTCTCGATATATGACTCTATAGCTGATGCGTGTGCTTGTTTTATATCCTCTGATGAGTTTGGTATGCCTCCTAGCTCTTTTTCGGTCTTAGATAGCTTATTGTATACCTTATCAGGCCTGTTTATAGAAAATCCTCTATACCCTCTATTTTTAAAGTGATACAGTATCCTGGCCTTGTTATTCTCTATAAGTGCAGGCATTCCGTAAAACACGCAAGCCATTAATACCTCCTCAAAAAATATCTCAGCTGTTTGTGGTCTAGCTATGTATTCTAAAAAAAACTCACTAGATGGGCAATTATCCATATTAAACTTAGTAAGTCCATGTAAGGACCCGTTAGACCCCTTACCTACAACTGTTCCTGAAATATCATACGGGTCACAGCCAAAGGATCCTAAGTTGTCGTTTCCTGGGAAGTATTTACCGTTTCTTTTCACAACATTATTCCTTAACCTTCTCTCTGGGATCCATGACACTAAAAATCTTCCGTTCTTATCAGGTGTCCATATTACCTCACTATCCTTTATACCATCCTTCCAATGGAACCTACCTCTTGTCAAGTATCTATCCTTAATCAATGAGTCATTGTAGTCTATCTGCTGATATATCTTTGTTAGGTTAAATATAGATGACTTACTCTCGTCCCTGAATGCGTGAGATTCACTCCTAGGGAACTGTCTATAAAATTCATTCAATGCATCTGGGTCTGATTTTAAAGAATCAACCTCATTCTGCCAGTAATCTATTACCCCTGTGTTTATCCACTCACCATCTACTCCCTTTACAGGTTTCTTAGGCGTATAAAAAACAGGCATTCCATACTCGTCTATATATCCCTCAAAATTCCACTCCATAGGTACAAACAAGCAGTACATGCCACTTTTAGTCTGTCCATTAGCGTTTCTTTCTGATGGCCTGCAATTTTCATATAATTTTTTAAAACTTCCACCCCCTTTATCTAATGCGTTAGAGGTAGATCCCATCATGCACTTACCCACTATTTTACTACCTAATCTTAGACAGGTCTTTGTGACCCTCCAGTTATTTAAAATATTGTTAGGCTTTAACCACTTTCCGCTTTCATCATGAACTAATAACAACAATTTCTCACCATCATATGAGTTGTCATCTGTATTTTTCCAGTCAATAGTCGTGTCCAGTCCGTCCACATCATCCTCGTCAGTATTGTACATGTTCTTCTTAGTGATCTTCGATGCGGGAACTCTATAAGCTAATTCAGTCTTTGGTTTGTCCATCCCGTCTTGTATGGGCTTAAAAAAGAAGGGGTAATAACTGGATATAGGTACAACCTTATCGGTAAACATTTTTTTAGCATCTGATCCAGTCTTAGAAAGAATGCCTAGTCGTGCATCTCTAGATATAGTTCCCGTATTAACAAGTTCTGACGACCCCATGAATGAAAAACCTGAACGCCTGTTCTTTAAATAACACATACCAAAACACCTGTTGTCTGCCTTGCATGCCTCCCAGAATAAATAGAATATCCTATTAGCCTCCCTAAAGTCTGGATTACCAACATCAATCTTGGTCCACTGAAGATACATGTAGTGTGTACCTGTTACATAGCACGGCTTATCATTGTTCATGAACCAGTAGCCATTATCTCTCCTGTCAAACTCTTCCTCTATATATGACACCCACTTGTTCTTAAATTGGTTATCTCTCTTGTTCCAGTCAAAAATTGTTCTTATCTTAGTAAGTTCCTTTGGAATGTACTGAAGGGTCCACTTATTCTCCCCTTTCTTTAGCTTTGATGGTGACTTTGGTAGTCCTACCTTTAGTCCGTTTATATTGTATACTTCACCAAGTGTTCCGTCCTTGGACACCACTACAATATCGTACTTTTCATTGTACCCATAGTGCCAGGTCTTTGCCTTGTTCTTTTTAGCCAAAACCGCTGTAGGTACAATGTTATTTTCTATAACATATAGCCTTAAATCATCTAGATCTTCTTTCTGCAAATCCACCACTTGAGCTTTTAGTATTCGTATTATCCTCGTTAATAATAGATCTCTCCTGTTCTATTTTAGTAAGTATTTCAAAGGCATCAAATATCGCTAGCTTTTTAGTGGCCGCAGCATTCTTTAATCTATCAGCAGCTAACTCATCCTCTGGATCTGGCTTTATAATATCCTCCTTAGCTACCTTTATAAGCTGCTTTACGGCTAACTCTCCAGCCTTTATAATGTCTTCCTTTATCTTTTTAATATCCATCCTCTAGTAATATACAAATATTTTTAGTAAACATCCTATAAATCTTCTCTCCCTCTACTGTAAACTCATACTCACTCTCTGGTTGAAAAGAAACTATATCCCCCTCTTTTAGTCCTAGAGATAACAATTCATCATTAATATATCTTATCTTTCCGATCAAGTAATGCTCTTGTTTATTAGTAGATATTGCACTGTCCTTGTTTTCTATAGGAGACACAAAACAGTAAGGACTAGGGGCCTTCCATCCGTCAGATGTCTTGTACAAGAAAAACTGATCAAAGTCTATCAAGTAAAGGTCGTCCATAAAAAAAGAAGGACCACTTTTTTCTCTACCCTTCATATCATAATACTTTCTAAATACATTGTGATGTACAAGTAGTGTGTCTCCCTTTTTCACTTCGCCATCATAATTAACTGGAATCTCTATAACCTCTGCAAATCTATTGGTGGCCTTGTGGTCTTCCTGTGATGAGCTTACAACAAAGTCCTTTCCACCTACTTTTTTAGTGTAGTTATATCTTACGCCATCTACAGGTTTTACTAGAAATTGAAAGGGAGGTTTCATGATCCACAGCCTATACAATCAAAGTGAGAGTCCATAGGTTTTACACCCTTTAGTTTCATTTCAAGGTTATGAATGGTATCCCTGATCTCCATATCCTCTATCATGTTTCCTGTTAGTTTGCTTTCTAGTGATTCTATCTCTTGTTGTATATCTTTTTTGGTCATGTTAAAAATCTATTTTATATTCTACAGATACTGGCATATTAATATTAAACTGTTTCCACAGTAAAACCTCTTTTTTTCTCTCTATCCACACCTTTACACCATCGTCATCCATTCTGATGTGATGGATCGTATAGGAACCATTTAATACCTCCTGACCTACGATATAGTGCATGGCACTAGACTTATAGTCCGACCCTATAGAGATTTTTCGAATGATCATTTTAACTCACCCGTCATCAAATCAATCTTCTTGTCTCCGTACTTCTTGTGTAGTCCGTCCTGTAATTTACCAAGTTCTGCTGATTGATTCTCTATATCAAATACTAATGATTTCTTTTTTGTTTCAAGTCTAGCTATTGCTACCTGAACATCCCCAAGATCTAGTCTTGAGTCATATAAATTCTTTTGAAGAGAGCGTAGGTTCTTCACCTCGTCCTCAGTTATTTTTTTAGACATTTTATTAAATTTTAGTTGTTTATAAGGACTTAAATGCTAGTAAAAATTCTCTAATAGCAATACCAAACGCAATACCTGAATACAATACATTTTTATTAGCTAATAGTAATATTCCAGCTGCTGCTGCTAGTCCTGATCTAAATAGTGGTGATTTTATAATGCTGATTAATTTTTCCATTTTTATTTTATTTTTATTGTTTAACCATTACAATTCCTGCTGTTGTTAATGCTCCAGCACCTGTAGTTTGATAAAGCTGTCCAGTAGTTAATCCGCCTGCACCAGCTGCTACATCGTCATTATAAGACGGAAGTGTAATTACCGCTGATGAAACTAGTGCTAAAATAGTTTGCACTGTGAAATTCTTAGTAGCATCTGCTGAATCGACATCTGTCCCTAAAAGTAAATCCGTTAATACTGGTGTTGCCGCTGCGTATGTGCCTATCTTTGCCATTTCGATTAGTTTTTTACAAAGTTAATAAATTATAGCAATAGTTTACCGATTTTCTTAGCTGTTAATAAAAATAACAAAAGAAAGCTTAGTATAATTACGATACTCCCGTACTTTTGCCACCAGGTAAGTTCCTGTACAACGACTTTCTCAATCGGCACAATCTTCTCCGTAACAATCTCCTGCCCAAGGCATTCAACTTCATGGTGGATCTCTCGTGTAAGGGTGTCATAAAAATACTTTAAGTAAACCTTTGAATTGTCAATAACTACTGTGCTATCATGAAACTGCATCTGAGTTATCGTATCTACTACAAAGTCTTCTATAATTATAGTATCCCTAACAACTATCGTGTCCATTACAAGAAGCTGAGGGTGTTTTTTAATTAACCTATTTAGCTTCTTCTGTGGGCTACAGCTCACAATTGCGGCTGCAAAGATAATCAATATTTTAAGACTTAGGTAACGCAATTAAAGAATCTTTTGATCGTAAAAATAATAACCCTGTAGCCAACCATCCAGACATGTCTGCGGTAGTAGCTTTTTCCATGTAAATCATTACACCACAAAATACAAGTATTAATACCCCTAATATAGTGGTAACGTAATTTGAAACTATTCTATCCTTCATTTTCTATTTTTTTTATCATTTTAAAGTGACAGTTAGCTATTCTCTGTCTAAAGTCATCTGTTAATAACAGCTTACATTCTTTTCTATTAGTCATAAAGAAGTTCTCTGAAAGTATCGCTGGCATCCTGGTCTTTCTAAGCACATAGAAGGCAGCCTCTTTGTCTAAGTCACTATCGCTCATGTCTTTCCTTAGCTTATGGTCTGGAAATTCATACTGCATATAACTTAAGAGTATATC